AACTGGATTTGCAAAGTGTTAGCAGCAGTGCAATCGGCTTCAGCAATGATAACGCCAGCGGTTTGAGTACCAATCACACCTTGGACAACAATAAAATCAGTTGTCAACAAGCCAGGCACTGTGTAAGTCACAGCGGTGGTAGTGTTGGCAGCCAAAGTATTGGATGCGTTGTTAAGAGTGGGAGTGATGTAGAAAGTCTCATGGGCATTGCCACGAGTTACGGTCGTAGATGACATTTTGCGTCCTTTCAGAAAGACAAAGTGATTATACAAAAAACGCCCAATAAAGGGCGTTTCCTGATTGGTTTTTTTGCTATTTAAGCAGCAATCAAACCAAGAGCTTTCAATGCGGTAACGATGTCACCGATTGTGTAAGCTGTTGAGCCAGACGCACCTGGGAAGGTGGTGTTGGTGTACACAGCAGTAGTAGAACCAGCAGCAGTAGTGGTGGTGTTACCAGCGGAAGTGGGTTGAACCACAGCGGTAACGCCATAGAAAGACACTTTGCCACCGTTAGGGGCGATAGCCGTTCCGTCTGTGCTGTCACCATCAATCAGATAGTGAGGGCTGGTTGTAACGGCGGGGCCATTGTTGGTGTAGGTGGTGGGGGTCAAAGCCATGATTATTTACTCCTTATTGAAGATTAGGCTGCAACACGGCAAGCGAGTTCAGGGTACAAAGGTGCCCAACCATACAACACATCAAGACGAGTAGGGATACTATCGTTGTTGATGGTGTATTGGCGAACCACACGCATGGACAAACCAATCTCTTTGTCAGAGGCGCGACCAGCGAAGTGGACGCCTTCTGGCAATTCAAGATCAGCCACAGCCAAAGTGAACGCATTGCGGTGCATGATGATGTTCTGTGGAGAAACGACACCAGTGCTGTTGAAAGGAGTCACAGCAGAAGCGCCAGCCGATGTAATGCTCACGTTCTGGAATTGACCAGCGGAGATCACAGCAGGAGACACAGTAACGCTGTTACCAGAGATAGCTTTCACCACGAAGTTACGCAGTTTGTTGCTACCGTAGGCTTGACGGTTTTGGGGGTTAACTGCATAGACGTTAGCGATAGTGAAAGTGTCGCCAACGTTAGGAGTAAACGTACCCGATTTAGTCAAGGTCAACACCGAGCTAGAAGCCCAACCAGAGGTCAAGATACCAGTATCGGTAGAAGTGTTGATGGTTGCAGTGCCGTTGTAGTTGCCAAAGGTTTGGCTAACAACGTTCTGATCCATTTTCCAGTTCATACCACCAGAATCACGACCCATCAGACCTTTACGGTACTGTTCGCCAATGGCTTCTTGAGGCACAAACAAACCTTTCAAGCTGTCCACGATGGTGGCAGATGTGAAAGGCTCAACGGTGCAAGAACGGCGACCATCACGAGGAGCACCTTCGCTGTCGAGGTAAGCGCCAGCGGTTAGATAAGTAATCAGACCAGTGGGAGGCGTACCAGCAGTACCAACGATGTTGGCGGTGTTCAACGCAGCCATAGACAAACCATCACGGTCAATCTTGTTGGCAATAGCGGCGACAGCGGGTTTCAACACGCGGTCACTGAACATATCCAAACTTAATGCTAAATCTTGCGTAGTAAATTGTGTATCCACGTGAAATTGAGTGGAAAGTGTTACTGGCACTGAAGTTTCGTTGAAATCTTCAACGTTCAAAGCAGGGCCAGTAGTACCAATGAAACGACCAGGACGGCGGACGTTCACGGTATTACCAATTTTGCCGCCAACGACAGCGAATTGATCATCATAGTTACGGTCAACTTCCGAAGTGAAAGTCAATTCGTTCTCCAAGACCATCAACGCTTCGTTGGTGATCTTGGAAATGGTTAGGAGTTGGTTACTCATTTCATTTCCTTTGAATTAAATATGAACAAAAAAGGGTCTGTCAGCGAATCCGACCTTGTTTTCGTGCTGCTTTCCACTGTGAGTAAGTTCCGTGGAATTGACCGTTTGAGTCAATAGCTACATCCGCTACTCCAGCCGCAGTGCGAATCGGTTGAATTGGCGCTGGCGCTTTACTTTTAACCACAGGCTTTACTTCTTCAGGCTTGGCTTCAAACCTTGCCTCCAGTTTCCCCAACTCTTTCATGGCGGCTTTTTCCGTCATACCAGCAATCTTTTTGGCGAGGTCTGAGTTCTCGGCTAAGTGATACAGGATTTTTGGGCCTACATCGCTCTCAAGAATCGCATCACGTACCGAGTCGCTTACAACTACGTCACTTGATGCCACCATATCGTCAAAATCAGGCAATTCTGCTTTGGCTTGCTGTACCTTTTGACCCCAAGTCTCATAAACTTTTTGTCGTTGGGCAGCAGCTTTTTCCTCAGCATCACGCCTATCACGTTCCTGAAGCGCTTTTTCTGTCGAATACTCTGCAAGAGCCTTCGCATATTCAAACGCATCCTGAAACTGGCTAGGTTGCGGTTCTTCGTCAACAGGCGCAGCCTTTTGGGGCTGTGTTTGTCTCTCAAGAGCCGCTAGACGTTCTTCCAGAGCTTGCCTTTGCTCACGTTCACGTTGCGCTTCTTTACGCGCTTCTTCACGCTGCTTGGTAATCTCTGAAAACCTCCGTTCGAGTTTCGGATTCTGTTTCCGTTCACCCTCTGGCTTGGCTTCCTCTTTCGCTTCCTCTGGCTCACTCCCACTAACATCATCCAATACTGGCTCTGTTGGAGTTTCCTCAACAACAGCCACAGGCTCGGATTCTGTTTGGGCTAAACCCAGTTTTTGTGCATAGAACTCAGCCGCATTTTCGCTAGTCAATACTTGACCTGCTTGGTTTTCGGACATACGTTTCCCAACGATTTAACCCTGTGTACCTCACAGGTAAGGTTTAGTAGCCATTATGCTACTGATTTTGTTGATTTGCAATGTCTTGATTAGCCTGATTTGCGTAAGCGTATTGTTCCGCATTACGCACTTGGATTTCCTTCTCAAGGCGCTTGGTGTCCATGTGGTGAAGCAGCAATTCCATGATTGCTTCAATCTCCACTTTGTTCTGTGAGGTAATGGCGCGGGTATTCTGGTCGTTGACCTTGACTTCTGCCATTGTCTCGGTATTGTGTGCCTTGGCTGTCTGGCGCATCAGTTCACGCTTAGTTTCAGCGTCTTGCTTGACTTGCTCGATGTCGGCGCGTTGCTTCATGGCAACTTCCATTTGCTGCATCTTCTGCTGCATTTCTTGTACTTGCGCCTGAGCTTGAGCCATAGCCATTTGGATTTGTGGTGGCACATCCGATTTTTCGTCAATCTTAGACAATGGGTTGAGCGTAGCCAAGCGGTCTGCAATGACGTCTGCACCAGGGAAGTCCATGTTCCTGAACCACAAATCGCCAATCTGAGACATAAGCTGCGGGTCTGCCGACAAGATAGGCGTGATTGTCTCCAAAGCCTCTTGCCGCTTGCTGTTGTAGCCTGGGCCTGTGTCCATCACCACATCGTAAAGACCCACAGTCAGGTCGTTTTTCATGAGGTTGTTCACGGCATCACGCTCGTTGACCGTCACCAACTCAGGCTTACCGTCATCACCAATAATCCGCATGACACGCTCGGTGTCGTAAATTTTGGGGATAAGGTCAAGAATGGCACGAGCCACTTGAGCCTGCGATTTACACAGGTTGTCGTAAAAGTCAAAATTGTTGAGGTCGACTTGCTGTTGTTGACCGTTTAAAGCCTTGCCTGAGATGTTGCCTTGCTTCAGTTGAGCAGGGTCAAACACACCCATTAAGACCTTAATATCTTGGTCAATCAGACCTGTGGCCTCCAAAATGCCAGCAGGAGGTGGCTCTGGCTGCAAGCGGGTAGGTGGTGGCGCTTGACGACCGTCAATATCCGTCTGTTTGTAGCGCAACAGCGGGAATGACTTGATGTTGGCCTGTGCCCAATCGTTTTCATGCCCCTCATCTTGGCCTTCAGCCATAATCCACTTGGCTTTGGGCGCAAGGGCGACCGATTCAGTCAATGAGGTTTGCCAGAAGTTGTACATACGTTGTGCATCTTTGGCGTGACGCACCATGCCAAACTTCTTGCGCTTATCGCCCACAATCACATGGCGACCGTAAACAGGAATAATGGGTAGGTATTTACCCGCCCATTTGCCTTCCTCAAGAATCTCGTTAGCTGTCAGCTTGCAGTACTTGACCGACTTCTTGACCGATTCGCGCTCGTCAATGATCTCAATGCCCATGTTCTCAAGGCGTTTAAAGAAGTCTTTGTCAGTCGCAAAAGTAGCCGAACCGTCACTGAGCATATACAGTTTGGCACGTTCACGCACCATGTAGTAATACTCAGCAAGGCGAATATCCTCTTTGGTAATCCATTCCGATTGGCTGTCGCCTGTGCCGCGTTGTGTGAACGATGTGACTTCGGCATCAGGGTAGAGCTTGCTGAAATCAGCCTTACGCATCATTGTTGTAATCAAACAACGCTCTGCATCAGACCCATCAGGCATGATTGAGTTAATGTCGTAATAGACCGTAAATGGGTTATCAATCGGCTCAATGTAGATTTCTTGGTCAAATGAGTCGTCACTCACGTAATCAGTACGCAGACGAATATAACCCCAACCCATGCGAACAGCGTAATCTGTGGCTGTGTCATAGGCATTATCAGCATTGGAATTGGCTTCAATGTGGCGAATGATGCCTTGGATGACTTGCGCGGTTTTTTCGTCTGCTTGGCTGTTCATGCCATGCACTTTGGGGCGAGGGCGTTGCTGGCGAATCTGGTTGACCACTTGGCGGCAATAACCATCCAGCTTGTTAATCGTCAGCACAGGGCGAGATTCGAGGTTGCGGCTGTTTTGCAGTTCAACAGGCCATTGATCGCCGTTGACAAACTTCAAATCTTCCAATGCTTCTTGGCGATTCATTGTGTCGGCATCGTTAGCCAGACGCAAAAACTGGATAGCCTCGTCAATTCGAGGGTCGTAATCGCTCAAAGAGCTTTCATTGAATTCAGCCATTTAATTACCCATCCAAGAGTGTGCGCCGCCATAGTTCTGCGGCACAGATTTTTGACGCTGCCTGCCTCTAGGCTCGTTCACCATTAACCCGATATATCTAAATGCGTCTGCACCGTGACTGTAATGGTCATGGAGAGGCGTTCTGCTAAATTGGCCTGTCTCGGAGTCAACTTCATAACGATAGTGTCGGAGGCATTGTAACCCTTCGGCACAATTATCTCTATCAAAATAACACGACCTAAATATCGTTCTTGCAGCGTTGATTGAATCCACCACAGGTACACGCTCCAAAACCTTAGTCTTGTAGCCTGCTGCCCTCACAATGTCCTCAATACTGCGCCCTGACGATGCCAGCGTCTTATTTTGGGCATCGTGTGGCAACCACAGGGTATCGTAAAGATAGCCGTAGGTCTGCATTTTCGCCAGAATGTCCGTCATTGTGGTTTGGTTGACCTCAATGTAGCGAATCAGGCGGGTTTCCATACCGATAAACTGCACAAACCAAACTGAGGTCATATCTGCCCAACCCAAGTCAAACACGGCGTGTACAGGCTTAGAGGCATCGTATGGCACGTTAGTGATTCGGTTGTCCAACTCAGCCATTTGCATTTCTTTGCCAAAGATAGCGCCATCCACCGTCATGCGGCAGAAGCCTTCCCAAACGATTCTGTGCGCCGCAGGGTCGCGTGACTTTAGCGTCAGCATCTCGTCTTTGAGCGTATCAGGAAACCAAGGGTTATCCGACCAATTGATCTTTTGGACAATGGCGTTAGCAGGTGGATTAGCCACAAACCGCTGGTAAGTCTCGTCAGTCTCTAGTTCAGGGTTGAACGTCACCCAAATCTCGGACTGCTCCTTACGAATGGTAGGAATCAGCACATTCCAGCTATTGCGGCTTACCGTCTGCGCTTCTTCCACCCAACACACATCCACGCCCTCAATGGATTTGACGTTAACCACGTTGTTCCGTAGGCCAACAAAAAAGAACTCTGTGCCGTTCTTGCCTTTGATGGACTTCTCGGTAATCTCGTAGAAGCCAGCCAAACCCATATCAGCGATCTGGTCACACAGCAATTTGTGGACTGAATCCTTGATAGAAGTCTGAAACTCACGAGCGCAAAGAACCCGCAACGGTGCTTGAGCGCCTTTAATTAGCAATGCTCTAGCCACGCCCCATGACTTAGCCCCACCACGACCGCCATACAGCACTCGATAGCGGGAATTCTTAGGGTTGAATAAGCACTCCAGCTTGGCTGGAAACTGTGCGTTAGCAATGGCGGTCTTTACGTCACTCATTAGGCTTGACGAATGTGACTTTGATGCCTGTCAGCAATGGAGCACCATCCACCCCTGTAATTTCCTGCTTCACGCTCTCACGATACTTCTTGGGAAATCGTGCCGCCATGCTTCTTGACCACAATGATGAGTTCAGCTTTGCGCTTTCTTTATCCTCAACCATGTAACTCTGCGCTTGATCTTCCCACCATGCTTGCTCATAAGCCTTTGCATCTTCCAAGGCGTGCAAAAATTCTTCATGTAAGTCACGCCATGAATACATTGTTCTTAACGATACATTAAGAATCGCCGATATTTGCTCTACGGATTTACCCAGTTTGCCCAATTCCACGACCTTCTCGCAATATGCGGGGTCATAGAGGCTTGGTCTACCTACTGGGCGTTTTACTTCGGTCATTTAATGGGGTTTCCGTTTATATCTTGTATTTTTAAAAGATGCTCGTTGCCAGGGAATACAACAAAGTTACGTGAACCTTGTCCTGCGCCTCTACTGCCTTGGTCAAAATATTTAATGCCTGGGATGCCTAGTTGTTTTAATGTATTTGAAGCCTCTATTTGACCTTTGGCATTGTTACCAACCATCATAGATTTACCCAAATTGTTATAAATTTCTTGACCTGTTGGGTTCATTCCATAACTTTGTTCTTTTAAATGTGGAGCAGCATCTATTGATTCAATAGTTGTTCCGTATGTCCAATCAGACCCACGATGAGGCAAGTCTTTCAAAGCATCTTTAACTGCTTGTGGTTGCTCACTTAACGGCTTATCCCAATCAAGCATTTTTTCAATGTGTTCGTCTGGCAAATCAATTTTGTACAAATTGCCTGTACCAAGATTTTTAGCATCAGCCTTTTTGGTCACATTTTGAATTACATCACTTGCTTTTCCAACAAAATCAACCCTGTCAGGCGTTGGATTTTTAGACCAATCAGATATAAACTTTCTTGCTTTAGACAAACCGAGTTCATCAACAAGCTGTGCGACTTTGTATTCTGGTGTGCCAACTTCAACCTCTTGGCCTAGTAAAGTTCTTCTAGGAGCAGCAGATGAACCTGCTGGCTCTATTTTCATGTAATCTTGTGCTGTTTTTTTATTTTCAGCAACATACAAACCATGCCCATATGCTTGAGCGCCTTCGCCTGTACCAATTTTGGTAGGGTCAAATGCCGCAAATTTATAAGGCGAACCATGCCAAACAGTCATGCCAGCGGGGTTGTACCCTTGCGCTAACTCTAATGCACCTTTCATTTGAATAGGGCCATTAAGTTTTTTAGTTCGTAAAAATTCTTGTAATTCCGCATCTTCTTGAGCGTTTTGCGCTTTGGCTCTTTCATTCACAGAATTAGCCAAATCAATCAAACTTTGTCCTGGATGCTGAACAAAATTAGTCGCTTTTTGCGTTGCAGAATTTAATAGGTCTGATAGAAATGGCATAGAAATCCTCGGTTTACCCGATTTTATTTCTTTTTAGGCTTCTTGGCAGCTTCCCGCTTTTCTGAATACGCAATCGCTAAAGCTTGAGCCTTTGGCTTGCCTACTTTCAGTTCCGCTTTGATGTTCTCTTTGAACGCCTTGTCTGATTTGCTCTTGATTAACGGCATCTTTGATCTCCTTGATCTTTGTTGCGTAACTGTTCACAAACTCTTTGAACGATTCAACCATCTCATAGCTGCCACCGTTCGCTTTCAGCCATTCCATTTGCTTTACAGCGCAGTCGTGAAACCACAATAACTTGTAGGCTTCGTTCATGCTTCTTCCACAAAGCAAATATCTTGCCAACTCATCACCAGATAGCGTTCACCGTTTTCTTTGAAGTCGTGATACTTCAAATACTCGTCTTTGTATGTGTCAGCAATCGTGCCAAAGTGTACTTTATCGCCCACATTTAAGCCATGCGCCGCAGCATCATCACCCACGGCGGTAATATATCCAGTAGTTTCCGCGCCAGCCATCATGCTCAAATCCAGCGATTCAGATGTAAATCGCTTCTCAGGCTTGACAATGACTTTATCCTTCAGAGGTTTGTACATTCTGTACCTCCTTCTTTGGGCGACCTGGCTTGCGTTGCATATCTACAACAGGCAGCGCCAGCATTTCAGCTTTGAATTCACCGCACCAATCCTCACGACTTTTATTGTGGTGGGCTGGGAAACGCCGACAGACTCCTAATGAGCCTCTTTCTGTATCTTTGAAGTAGATACAAGACTTACAATGTTCACCAAGCATGACAACCTCTTTTTGTTGTGCCTAGAAGCCCCTTGAGTCCC